GGGCGAGAAGATTAAGTTTGTGTATCTCAAGACACCGAATACAATTCAAGAAAACATCATATCGTTTACCAATGAGTTGCCCAAGGAACTTGGTTTGCATAAGTATGTTAACTACGACATACAATTCGAGAAAGTATTTCTTGATGCGTTGCAAATTGTTATCCAACCACTTGGCTGGAGCGTTGAGGAGAAATCTTCACTGGAGGACTTCTTTGGTTAAGAACATTAGATTGATTAGAAGCAATGTTGATGTCAGTAAGATCCTTACTGAGATAAACAAGTATCCCGAAGATTGGGATGTGCAAAAGAACATGAACAATACGGCACAGAATGAAGAGTTGCCTGTTCAGGTTCTTCAGCTTGTCATGGGTGCAGTTGAGAACGAAGGTGAGCATCCAAAGGATAGTGAGATCTCAGTGAAGACAGAGATCTATAAAAAGTATACGGAGACTCGTCGCTGGCTCCGCAAGAATGGTTGTGCAGCATTTGACCGAGTTGCATTCCTTAAACTTGGTGTTGGTCATGGTGTTGGAACTCATATTGATGAGGGAACTTACTATCTTACCAGAGACCGATATCATCTCTCCATACAGGGAGAATACATATACACAGTGAATGGTCAGGCTGTCCTTATCAAGCCAGGAACTTTCTTCTGGTTTAATAACAAGACACCGCATGGAACGAAACATGTTGGAGACGTTCCAAGAATTACGATGGTATTTGACTTACCACATTCTCCAAACAATCCATAGTTGACATTGGAATTTTTATCAGGCATAATAAAGGAACATATGAGAGTACTAAAATTTTACGCAGACTGGTGCGGTCCATGCAAGATGCTGACCGAAGTTATTCATAACGCACAAGAGAAGATTAACATCCCCATTGAAGAGATCGATATTGATAAGGACAATGCTGTTGCTATTCAATACGGTATTCGTTCAGTGCCAACGATGATTCTTCTTGATGAAAATAATACTGAATTGAAACGTGTGGTTGGTTCTCTCAATCAATCAGATCTATTGACATTCCTGAAAGGATAATATGAGTATACTAGACAAAATTAAAAAGAATACAACTATCAAGGATTCCGCAATCCTTGCTACATCAAAATTCTTTCAAAAGAAGGATATGATTCCTACTTCTATTCCTGCCATTAACGTAGCATTGAGTGGTCGTCTTGATGGTGGTTTAACTCCAGGACTCACGATGTGGGCTGGTCCAAGTAAACACTTTAAAACTGCTTTCACTTTGTTGATGGCTAAATCTTACATGGACAAGTATCCTGATGCAGCATTACTCTTTTATGACTCTGAGTTTGGTACTCCGCAGTCTTATTTTGACAGCTTTGGTATTGACACAGAGCGGGTGCTCCATACTCCTGTTACAGATGTTGAGCAACTCAAATTCGACATCATGCAGCAGTTGTCAGGAATCGAACGCAACGAAAAAATAATGATTGTGATTGACTCTATTGGTAATCTGGCTTCAAAGAAAGAAGTTGAAGATGCCATGGATGGTAAGTCTGTCGCCGACATGTCTCGTGCTAAGCAGATGAAGTCACTATTTCGTATGGTCACTCCGCACCTGACCATGAAGGATATTCCAATGGTTGTTGTTAACCATACGTATATGGAAATCGGATTGTATCCAAAAGCAATCGTTGGTGGTGGCACTGGTTCATACTACTCTGCCGACAACATCTTTATCCTTGGTCGTCAACAAGAGAAAGATGGCACTGAGTTAATGGGCTACAACTTTATTATCAACGTAGAGAAATCTCGTTATGTTCGTGAGAAGTCAAAGATCCCTGTCACTGTTATGTTTGATGGTGGTATCTCCAAGTGGTCTGGTTTGCTTGAGATGGCTCTTGAATCTGGTCATGTGGTTAAACCTAGCAATGGTTGGTACTCACGTGTTGATTTAAGCACTGGTGTTATTGAAGACAAGAAATGGCGCATTAAAGATACTGACTCCAAAGAGTTTTGGATGCAGGTTCTTACCGACAAGTCTTTCCAAGACTGGGTTGTTAAGAACTATCAGGTATCGGCAGGATCCATTATGCAAAATATGGATGACGATGAAATTGAAAAAGAATTAGCCAAGATCGATGATTAAGTATACATTCGTTGAGAAAGCAGAGGCAACAGGTGAGTATACTGTTGCCTTAAAGTTTCTGGAGGGCAAGTACGAGGGTATGGTATTCTCGTATGGAGAAGTCAAATTCGTGGAGCATGGTGATGAAGATGCTGTTACTTTAAAGTTTGACTATGAGATCCACAAGAACCCTGGAAATGTTGACACCTTTGACAAAGCAGAGGTAGAATATGTTCTGGGAGGTTTTCTTCAAGAACTTATCAAAGAACAACTTGGTAAGAACGAACTCATTTACACTGGTGGAACTGATTAATGCGAATTGAAAAAACGATTCTTTCGAATCTTGTACATAATGAACAGTATTGCCGTAAGACCTTGCCCTTTGTAAAGACTGATTATTTTTCCGATCGTAAGGAAAAGATGATTGCTGAAGAGATTACAAAGTTTTACGATACCTACAATAAACCAATCACGTTGGAAATTCTTGCCATTCAACTTGGCAATAGGCATGATCTCGGAAGTGACTTAAAAGAGATTGATACATATATCAATGAACTAACCTCAAAGGAAACGAATGAGGAATGGTTGGTCACAGAGACTGAGAAGTTTTGCAAACAGCGAGCAGTATACAATGCTATCCTAGCATCAATTAAAATTATTGAAGGTAAAGATGATAAACACAACCAAGAGGCTATACCCAGTTTACTTTCTGATGCACTTGGGGTTAGCTTCGATCGCCATGTTGGTCATGACTACCTTGAAGACTTTGATGATCGGTTTGACTTTTATCATAGGGTTGAAGAAAAGGTTGCTTTCGATCTGGAACTCTTTAACAAAATCACCAAAGGTGGACTCTCAAAGAAAACACTAAACGTAGCATTGGCTGGTACTGGTGTTGGTAAGTCTTTGTTCATGTGTCACTTTGCTGCTTCAACTTTGATGCAAGGTTTAAATGTACTATACATAACTATGGAGATGGCTGAAGAACGTATCGCTGAACGTATCGATGCTAACCTTTTGAATCTTGGCATGGATGAACTAAAGGTTATCGACAAAGATATCTTTAGTAATCGTATTGCAAAGGTTCAAAAGAAAACACAGGGTAAACTTATCATCAAAGAGTATCCAACTGCTTCTGCGCATGCTGGTCACTTTCGTTCTTTGCTTGAAGAACTAAAACTCAAGCGTGATTTTCTTCCTGACATTGTTATTATTGATTACCTTAATATCTGCGCCAGCCAGCGTATGAAGATGGGTGCAAGTGTTAACTCTTATACATATATCAAGAGCATAGCAGAAGAACTGCGTGGTCTTGCCGTAGAGTATAACGTACCTTTGCTTTCAGCAACACAAACGACTCGATCTGGTTTTGCAAACACTGACGTGGAATTAACTGATACATCTGAATCTTTTGGATTGCCAGCCACTTGTGACTTTATGTTTGCATTAATGACCAGTGAAGAATTGGATGGGTTGGGTCAGATTATGATCAAACAATTGAAGAATCGATATGCCGATCCAAACTACTACAAAAGATTTGTTGTAGGAATTGACAGATCGAAGATGAGGCTGTATAATGTAGAGATGAGTGCGCAAGCGAATATCTCTGATGCTGGCACTGACGATGGACCAGTGTTTGATAAGTCTGACTTTGGTAAACGAATACATAATGAAAAGAGTTTCGAAGGATTTAAGTTCTAGGAGAATGATATGGTAAAAGTTATTGTAGCAAAAGAAAAGCATGACTGTTCACATCTGTCTGGACAGTTTATCGATGAGAGTCACTACGATCTTCTTATTGAAGAAGACACCGATGTGTACATGCCATGCAAGTATGGTGAAGAACCATACACAGAGGACAAGATTGTTTTGAAGTTTCGTAAGAACTACTTCAGCAAAGAGCAACAGGAAATGGCGTATGTTGGTTTGCGTGAAGCAGCAGTTGAAACACAGAATCGTGGACTTGCAGCTGGACCACGTGGTGACAAGTTGGGTAATCGTGAATGGGTCACTGAGTATGAGTATGATGTTCTAGATTACTTTGTTAAGCCAACAGAGAATTTGTTTAATGAAGATCCTATCGATATTATCAAAGAACGCCATAAAGGTAAAGCACCATCACCATCCAATCGTAATAATGTTTGGGGCATTCAAGCAGTCAAGAAAGACAATTTTGTTTTTGCTGATTGGGTCGAGGCTACTCGTAA